GTATTGTGTGCCAAGATAATAAATGTGGCCATCATCTGACTTTTTATGAAAGTGACCAGACATTACTTTTTCAAATCTCTTAAAGTTTTCTTTTTCAAATCCATGATTGTTTATCACGCCATTATGCATTTCAAAACCTTTTACTTCTAAATGACCCATTGCAATTTGAGCAGTAGAATTTGATAATGTTTCTAAAGTTCTTTTTTCGTTTTCATCACAAATCCATGGTATAAACATTATGTCAAGTCCATCAAAGTTTACTTGTTTTGCATCTGTATAAATCCATGGTTCATTAACTCCATCAAATGATTTAATTAGGTGTGTAAAATTTACTTCATTTGTATTTTTATAGTAAGTGTCATGGTTACCTAATATAATATGTGTATCTATTTTTAAGTCCCATAGTCTTTTCCAAAACTTAGTTTGAAAGTTATGAGCAGTTTGAAAATTGATAAACTTTCTTCTATCAACCACGTCACCTAAATGTATGAGTGTTTTTATATTGTTTTCTATTAGATAAGGAAAAAATATTTCATCATAAAACTTATTTTGATATTCTATAAATGCAGGACTATCATTTCTCACACCAAAGTGAGTATCATTTAAAAGTGCTATTTTCATATTGTTTTATATTCGTTCTCGTATTTGTTAGGGTCTTTATAATATTCATTTGTTGTTAATGATCTTTCAACACAATATTGAGAATAGTTTTTAAAGTTATCGTACCATTCTTTTGTAGTGTCATATATACCAAATTCTTTTAGTTCTTTTTCTGCCATTTCTTTTTTAAGTAACTTCATACCCATTAATATTTGTAAATATAAAGTTAGACCAAAATCATAAAAACCTCTACCTTTGTTTGGTGCTTGATAATCAAATAACCTTGGCATTCTATCTTTCCATATTTCTAAACGTGACTTCAACCAATGTGTATGTCTTTTTATATTTGACGAATCAATCCAAAAATGTGTGTCTATTCTTTTTGATTGATAATGCATAATTAAAAAATCTCTGTAATCATCCCACATATTTCCTATGTTATCATTGTACATATTAATTAAACTTTGATTACTAAAGTTCATAGTTTTGGTGTAGTAATTTTCAATAAACTCTGCAATTTGTGTTACTGTGCAATGTATTGATGTTGCTTCTAGCGGTTCTATAAAAGCAGTTGCAAGACCAGTTGATAATACATTTTTAATCCAAGGTTGTTTAACTCTACCTGTTTCAAACTTGATTACTTTGTTAGGTTCTATTTTGTGACCATAAACTTGTTCTATTTCTTTTAGCGCCTCATCATCTGTAGTATGGTTATCTGAGTAAACATAACCACAACCTTTTCTTTCTTGTAAAGGTATCTCCCACAACCAACCATACTTTTGAGCCCATGCATGAGTGTATGTTCTAATAGGTTCATCTTTTTTATTTTTAAGATGAAAAGGTATAGCACTGTTAACTAATAGATTATCTTTATAAGATATAAACTCATTATCATAAAATTTACTAATTAATAATCTTTTAAATCCTGTACAATCAATAAACAAATCACCACTTACTTGTTTACCTGTTTTAGTAATTAAATGTTGAATAAAACCAAAATCATTTTTCTTACAACTAACAACTTCATCATCTATGTAATTGCATCCTTTTGATCGTAAACATCTATCTTTTAAATAAACTCCTGTTTTATACGTATCTAAATGATAGGCCTTAGGTACATTTAATTTTATTTTTTTATTATCACCAAAAATATTTTTATACTTGTCATCATTAATATCAACACAGTTAACTTTATTTTGTTCTAAAAGATAACTATTATAAAACTCTGATTGTGATAAACCTTTTGACGTTGCATAAGTTCTTAAATTATCATATTCTGGTGTTGGATACGTTGTGTGATTTTGATAATTATCACCTAATGGAGAATAAAAATGTTCACCTTTAACTCTCCAATCAGTGTGTTTAATACCAAATTTATAAGTTGCACCTGTTTCATTTAAAAAAGAAATATTATCTTTTTCAACTCTACCATTGCTTATGTTTAATAATCCATGAAAACGTGCTGTTGTGCTTTCACCCACACCTATAGTAGGTATTTCTTTTGATGCAACTACAGTAACGTTTGCATCTGTTCTATCTAATAACATGGTGGCAGTTGCCCATCCAGCTGTACCACCACCAACGATAACTATCTCGTCTATTTTTGTTTTCATTACATAAAGAAATCTAAAGACTTTTTAGATTTTTTTCTTACAGATTTTTTTCTTTTCTTTGGTTGTTCTATTTGAATATTTGAATTTTTTGCTAAGTATTCTCTAAACTGATTTTTAAAATCGCTATCATCATTAGGGTTTAATGCAACATCATCATAGTTATTATCTAATATAAGTTTATGTTTGATGATTGTTTGTTTCTTTTCTTTTTGTATTCTTCTTACAAATGCAAAGAAAATGATTTGTGTAAAATAAGCAAAAGGATTTTTTGATGTTTTAGGATCAAAGTTATCCAAATATTGTAAACAGTTTTCTATACCATCACTAATCATATCATCTCTAAAAGTATAATTTATAAAATTAGGTCTGTAAGATAAGTGATTTGCAATCTTCAAAAAACACTCACCAATATAATTAGGTACTGATGGTTTGTTTTGTTTTTCTCTTTTTGCTTTATTGACTGATTTTTTATAATCAATCATTGCCTGTAGAAATTCTTTATTATTTACGTAATGTTCTTTTTTTGCTGCCATAGATTATAATATAACACATTTGTTCAATTTTGTCAATGCACAGACGTAATTAATTCAACTTCAACTGCCTCTGCTTTGCCATAATCTTCGTAGTTAGTTTCATAGTGTTTCCAAATTCTTTTTTCTAGTGTTGTAGGTGTGCCTTTAAATGTATAGTTTAATTCACAATATTTCTTCCAATTATCACTGTTATATGTTACCTTAACATGCCATTCGGACAGGCTTGACTTTTCACGTTTTTTGTGTATAATGAGCGTGTCGGCGGTCATTAAGGCTAAATTAGTTAATGCTTAGTTTTAGATATATCTTTAAACTGATCCCATATTTCATTAATATCTTCATTTTCTTTTAAAGAGAATTTTTTAGTAGAGTATCTACTTTGTTTTCTTTTAGGTATAGGTGCATCATCATAAGTCTTTGATAAATGCTTATAACTCTTTTCCATCTCTTTAGACGCATTTGTAATAGTAATAATTTTACTCATAGGCACTGAAATAATTTTATCTGGTGTATAAGCTGCCCATTTAATTAATGCGATATAATCTCTTAAACCATCAGGTGTCATTTGAGGTACATATTTTATTTGTAAAGGTTTTTCCATTCTGAGTATTTTTTCAGATGGTGGTAACTGATCTGCTGGTAATACACATACAATATCATCACCATTGATGAGTTTTATAATTTTTATATTATTATAACTTTGATGCATTTGGTAACTCTACGTTATGTATTTCGTAATTAAATTCTTCACCACTGTAAATATTTATTCTTTCTCTAAAGTGTGCTAGAGTGTAATTTTCTTTTTCGTTGTAAGTTAAATCGTCTGCAATGTCGTATAATGTAGCAGCTGAATTGTTATCTTTTAATCTAAGACCTCTACCTATAGATTGTAGATTTCTAATCCTAGACTTTGAAGGAGAAGCAAAAACAATGTTATGTAAATTCCTAATGTTAATACCAGTGGAAAAAGTGCCATAACTAGCAATAATAATAGCGTTATCCGACTTCTCTGTAATTTCTCTAATTTTTTCTCTTTCATCTGCTTCTACTCCACCATGTACATAAAAAACTTTTTTATCTTTTGCCTTTTCTTGGATTAATTTTTTTAAAATTTCACCATGTTTTTCTACGTATTGAAACAAACATAATGAATTACCTTGTAATGATAAACAAAGATTTCTAATGTATTTATTTCTTTTAGTGTTAGAAACTATGTAATCCATTTCCTCTTGGTATGTTTTATCTTTTAAAAAATTTCTTGCAACTGAATCATGTTGAAGTATCAAACAAATAATTTTTAACTCAGCAAGTTGTTTTCTTTCTTGTAGTTCACTTGTAGATACAACTTTATTTACAGTACCAAATAAACCCTCTAATACTAACTTATGTGTTTTAGTGCCATCAAGTGTACCAGTTAGTCCAACTCTATACTTACACTTTTCTAATTTATTCATTATTTTAGATAAACTAACTGCTTTAAATAAATGTGCTTCGTCACCTATTATCATATCAAATTGTGAAAACCATTTTTTAGGTAAATTATAAATTGATTGCCACGTAGATATAATTACATTTTTATTTGTATCTTTATCATGTCCTTGATATATTTTGTGTACATTTCTTTCACTATTATATCCATAGTCTTTGAAATCTTTAAATAATTGTTCTACTAGTGATGTTGTAGGTACAATAATTAATATTTTTTTACTAAGTCTTAGTTGATTAAATCTTACTAATAGATAGACAATAAGTGATTTACCTGATGCCGTAGGCGATAATAGTAGTGTTCTATTTTGTTTTACTGCATGAATAAAAGCATTTTTTTGATAATCTCTAACTTCCATAGGTATTTTTAATGCTTTTATAAAGTCATCTACTTTTTGAGTATCAACTTTAGTTTCTTTTATTTTTGTACCATCTACAACATGTACGTCATTTTTCTTGCACCAATCTAAAATATATGGATATAATCCTACATATATTTGACCTGTTGCATAAGAGAATAAACGTATTTTACCATCCCACACTCTACTACGATATTGTGGCATAAATTTAAAACCAGGTACTTCAAATGTAAAGTATTCGCCTAACTCTCTTCGAATATCAGAGTCAGCTTCTATTTTAAGATAGACTTCATTTTTTTTATCAATAATAAGATACCGAGTTGTAGTCATAATAAAATTACTTAGGGTCTAAACCAAGTTCTTTTCTTATTTGTGCTTTTTCTTCTTCGCTTAATTTATTATTGTAATGTTTACCTACTATTTCAATTGTTTCCATGTACTTTTCAGAATCTCTGTAAGCACCAGGTAAACCTAAATGAGGTCTTGCATCAAACTTACATGTATCATATAAAGGACCATCTTTATCTACATAATGTAAAAATACTTGCGATTGATTTTTTGCAAGTAATGGATCTCTCCAATGTTCTAATTGACAACCGTTATAAAATAACATATCACCTGGTTCTAAGTAAATAGGTACACCATCTGTATTTCTTTCACCATCTACAGGTCCAACGTACATAGGCCAATTGTATGATTGATCTTTTAAGTTTGATTTATCATATCCTAAACATAAAGTTGCTGAGTGTTGACAACTACCTCTATCTTTATGTCTTTTTAAATCATGTCCTTTTTCATACATACGCCAATAAGTGTATGTAGGTTCTAAATTTAATCCTATTGTTTTAGATGCAATTTCACAAGTCATTGCTAGTAAAGTTTCCATTACAGGATCACCATACAATGCATATGCACCTGCTACTTGTCTTTCACCAAACTTACCATGATGTTCTGGTTCATATTTAGGATAATTTGTATTAATTAGTGTACGAGCACACAAAGATTTTATTCTCGTATAAGTGTATAAAAAAGAACACACATCTTTAGGTACAGCACCTTTAACTACCTTATAATATTTTTCTTCATAATCTTTATGCATGTAATTATTTAGGCCTGGTTAAATTGCACCACTAGTAAACCTTTTCCAGTCTATTGCGTTCTTTATAGTAAAACCTCTGTTAGATATTTGTCTAATAGTTCTATCTAAAAAATCAACAGTAGTTTCTAAATATGTAACTTTAGTTTTTGCTTTTTGATATTCTTCATCAGCATCTATATATTTGTCAACATCTGTTTTTAATAATTTTAAATTAAAAGGTTTTTGTGCATACACTGAAGCGTCTGCTTTACCTGTATAGTATTCCCACTTTTCTTTTTTAATCTTTGCAAGTTCCGTTTCTGCTCTTGTAAGCATTAACTTAAATTTAGTTAAGTGTTTTAAATACTTGTTGTGAAGTTGAGGGGTTTTTAATGACTCTAAATCTAGTTCAGTATCATTAATTTTTAAATCAATATCTGATTGTTCTTGTAATTTTTCTAAATCCATAATATCCTATCATAACATAAAACCCACAAAAAGTCAAGGTTTTACGAAGTTGTTACACTTGTTGTACTACTGCCAACACCAGCAAATTTGTATATTGAGTATTTAAAATTGACTGTAGCACTTAAATAATTTACATCGCCTGTTTGTTGACCATAATCTAACCCACTTAATGAAGTAGGAAATAAATCTGAAAATCTAACTTCTAATTGTGGATTATTTTTACTAGTCAAAATTGTTAATGTGGCATCTGAAAATATACCACCTGTGCCTACTGCACCGTATTTTACCTTACCTGGTTCAGTTGATACTGAGCCTGAACTAGTAGGAAATCTATCACTACCTGCATTTAGTAAGTTTTGAAATTGAGTTCTACTTTCTGGAAAACCTAAACCAACTAACCAACCATGTATTTCTTGGTAGTTTTCTAAATTTTCATCTACAAGAAATGTCATAGTTAAATCATCATAAGTTAACTTATCACCTGGTCCAGGTAAATTCTTTAGAGGTGTAGGTTGACTTACTGCACCTAATGTAATGCCTGGTATATTTACCGAAGTACAAAAATATTCTACTTTAGGTAATTTGATGATAGAAAACTTAAACTGTGTAGGACTTGCATAGTCTAATTTAGTAGGTTGTCTATTATACGAGTTTGTAGTAGTCATACTACTATTTATCCGTCTGTTTATCTACTTCTTCCCAATCTTTTTCAGTGGCAAGTTTTTCTAATTCTTTTTCTTTTTCTGTAAGTATCTTTTGATGTTCTTGTACTTTTTTTATTTCTTCTTCAATAAACTCTAATCTATTTTTCTTTTCAGGTATTAATAATAGTGCTGCTGTAAGTAAACCAGCAGTTATTGAAAAAATCCAAAGATATTGCACTAATACGTTTTTCATACTTTTATTTATGCTAAAAAAAAGGGGGCCGAAGCCCCCTTTTTGATATTGTATTTCAACAAATATTACATTAAGTTTTGTACTTGTACTCTTCTGTAGTATCTGTTTGAGTTTGCAGAACCAGCACCGTTGATAACAGCGTTTGCACTGTTAGCAGCAGTTTCAGCAAATGGGTTAGCCTGGATACCGTATCTAGTCTTAAACCCGATTTTTGGTTGGAACGTGTCCTGACCAACTGCTCTTACCATTTGTAGAGGTACATATGGGCAGTAGAATATACCACTGTCGTAAGGTGAAGTACCTTTGTAACCTACTACAAAGTATTGGTTTGCAGCCTGATTTGCTGAATATGGATCAATGTACACTTTATATCTGCCGTTTAATACACCAGCAAAAGTGTTTCCTGTGTCATCAACTTGTAAGTTGTTGTTTAACGCAGGTGCGTAATCTAATACACCAGCCATTTGTAAAGCAGAAGCAACATCTGAAGAAGTGATTAGGATGTTACCTTTTCCTCTTCGTGTTCTTTGTGCGATTGTATTTGCTTCTCTCTCTACTTGGAACATTAACCCTTTGAATCTTTCAACTGACCATCTACCATTTGAGTCTGTATCTAAATCAAAGATACCTTCAGTAGTTGTGTTGATCGAACCAGTGTTTGCAGAAGCACCTTTTTCAGCGTTGATGTAAATTGTTCTTACGATTTCTCTGTTGATCTCAGCAAGGATCTCAGCAGATAAAATGTTCGCAAGTTCAGTTTCAGCATCTAAGCCGTGAATTGCTTTAAGGTCTTGTGCAAGTTCCATTGTGTACTCAGCCTTTAACGCTCTGCTTTTTGCAGTTACAGTTGATTTCTCAATTGAGAAAGCCATTTCTGCAAATGAGTTTCCAGATGCATCACCTAGAGCCTCAGCAGCCGCAGTTGTCATACCAGTACCAGTTGTGTAAGTACCAGCTGATGGACTGTCGTTTAGTACACTTGGGTTTGATCCTGAATCAGCAGTTGATGAGAAACCATCAACAGATGAACCAGCTTTGTTTCTACCAGCGTAGTCAGTGTCAGCAGCATCAAAAAGTGCTTCAGATGAAGAACCTTGTGAAGTATATTTTGATCTCATTGCGAAGATCAAACCAGTAGGACCAGTCATTGGTTGTACACCACAAATGTCGTATGCAATCAAGTTTGGCATTGCTCTTCTTACTAAAGAAATTAGGATTGGATCCCAATTTTGCATGTAAGAAGCGTCTGTACTGTTTGTTGGAGCTGCTTCTGAAATGAACGCTCTGTCTTCTTTTAGTGCTTTCTCTTGGTTTTCAAGGATAACACTTGTAACGGCACGTCTGTAAGAGTCGTTGATTTTTGGTAAATCACCGTGCTCTAGGACTGGCTGCCATTTTTTTTCTAATGTTTCTGATAAGTACATTATACTTTTCTCCCTATATTATTACTTGTTAGATATTTTAATATCTTTTGTTTTGCTTATAGCGGCGGTGTAAGCAGCCATTGCATTGCTCAAATCTTCCGTAATTGGTTGATCTGGACTTGCCGCCACATCATCTACATTATTTGATGATTCTTCTTTTTTTGCACCAAAGTAAGACTCTTTAATAGTTTTTACTTTGTTTGAAAAATCGTCAGCATTAGAAAACTCTATTGATTCTACTAAAGAGTTAAACTTTTCTTTTGCCGTATCTGGTAAATCTTTAGACACTTCGTCAATAACGTCTTGTCTTACTAATTCACCATTTGACTTATTAAGTTCAACATTCTTTTCGATTGACTCATTAAGTTTTTTCTCAAGCTCTTCAATTTTGTTCGCCTGATCTTCTAATACATTATATTTTTCGTCTGGAACATCAATATAGTGATCTTCAAATAATTTTTTAAGACCACTGATAAAGTCCTCAGCGATTTCACCTTTGATACCTCTTTCTAAAGCGATCTCATTTTCTTTCATCCACTCTTCTACAACGTAGTTTAGGTAAGAGTCGACTTTCTCTGTAAGTTCGTTTTTGAATTTAGATGTATCTTCTTCAAATTTTTGTGCGTAAGACTCTTCTAATTTTGCAGTTTCAACTTTTACTTTTTCGTTGATTGCAGCTTCAAAAATAGTCTTTGCTTTGTTTTTAAAGTCTTCCGATAAATCTTCGTCTTTAGTTAAAGCATCTACGTCAGCAGAAACATCATAAGTTGTTTCTTCTTTTTTAGTTTCTTTATCAGCGTCAGCGTGATAAGAGGCTTTCTTCATACCATAACCTTCTTCTTTTTCTTGCTTCTTTTTCAAAGCGTCTAAAGCAGCTTTTGGCATTTCGCCTTCTTTAACTTCTTCTTTTTCATCGGAGTTCTTTTCAGTTTCTTCTTTCTTCACACCAGCGATATGAGATTGCTCAGGAGCAACTTCACTCTTTTGTTGTGGATCACCAGAAACTTCTTTTGTATCTTGTGAAGCGTCAGGATTGCTGTCAGTTGGTTTTACAACTGCTGAGCCTAAATCTTTATAATCTGTTTTAAGATGTGAAGGTTCAGCCGCAACAGCATTCTTCTTCGGAGCATCAGCCTGTGGATTAGCACTAGCTTCAACCACCGCTTCTTGTTCCATCGCCTCAATTTTCTTTTGCGTTTCGGCCATTGAAAATCTCCTTATTTAAAATAAACGTTTATTTTCTTTGTTAATTACTATTTATAAATTATAGTTTTTTGAGGAACGTTTCAAAGACTTTAATTTTCTTTTCTTCTAAAGCTCTCTGTTTAGTTCTCATCAATTCTAGTTTCCAAGACTCTAATTCCTTTTCAACTAAAATACCGTTTTCCCACACCCACTCTTTGTTTTCCATAATACCTTCTACGAAAGCGTCTGGAGCACTTGGGTCTGCAACTATGTCAGCCGCAGTTGCGAGATAAAAATCGTCTTTTACGTAATTTGCACCATTTCTTTGCACTATTGATCCCATACCTCTACTTGAAACCCCTAGTTGTGCGCCTTCATCAATAAGACCTTTTACGATCTTACCATAAGGTGTATCCATAATTTTTGCCTCACCTATAAAGTTATTTCCTTCTGGATATAACCTTTTAATCATATGTGAAACTCTTTCTAAGTTTACTGTAGGACCATCTGGATGTCCTAGTTCACCAAATGCACGATTACGATTAATAAATTCTTTGTTATAACGTGTTACTTCTTTTTGAAGAATCTCTTTAGGATATACACGTCCATTTCTATTTTTAAGGTCTGATTGTAAGAATACACCTTTAATTTTGTATTCTTTTTTACCGTTTTTCTCTTCTACAAGATACTCTGCGTTACTAATTTCTTCCGATATTAATTTCATAGTTCTCTCTCTTCGTAATATTTATAAACTTTTTCTACCTAAACTCTATAATTAACGTATAATTATCACCCACTGCAAAGTTTTTTGTTGATAAAAGTACATCACCTGTAGGTGTTGTAGAGTTATTTACTACCTCGTTACCAGCAGTTCTTAAATCCCAATAACCGTTACCTGATAACAATAATGCAGTTGCGTTGGTAGCTCCATCCCATATAATTTCTACTGCCGATTTAGGATTTGCAGTGTTTACTGACCAAAATATTTTAGATATTTTTCTATTACCATCTTCAGTCATAAAAGTTAATTCTGAAGCATCAACTTTTTTAACTAAAGTTTCACCAGTACCATCTGATAAGTTTGTTAGTTTTGTTACAAACTTTACACCAGATGTATCAGCAATTGTTTGTGTTGTTACTGTGTCTGCCATTTTAATTAAATCCTGATTCTTTTTGCGTTTCTAATATTATGTTGTATGAATTTACATCACTATCACTATCAAGTAATATATTTCCTACAACGTCTTTAATTCTTTCTTCATTTGGTTTTAAACCGTAATTTCCTCTACCTGATAAAATAACTTCTTTTGTGTTATCGTTTTCAAAATATAAAGTTACTTCTCCACCATCTATTTCATAATATACATGTGCAACAGATACTTTAGGTTCACTAGTTGCACCAGATAATGAAAATGTATCAACTATTTTTTCACCAATTTCACTACCAACACCTGATGCCTTAGTAATAGTTTTATTACTTGTATCAACAAGTGTAGTAGTAGAAATTGTCATTATGAGTTTTCACCCATATCAATTTTTTGTAATGTTAACAAAGCATAACCTGTTGCCGAAACAGTTGTACCTTGTATATCGCCACCAGTCACAGTCGTATTTACAGCCGTATTTTTAATTACTGCACCGTAATAAACTCCTGCACCAGATAAATTAATCGCCTCTACATCACTTGAAGCACCTTTAAATTCTAATTTCAATCTACCTGTTATACCATAATTTATATGATTGATATGTAACTTTGCACCATTAGCATGTCCACTTAACCCACTACCGTCAACAGCAGCCGCTGTTGTAGCAGAATCATTGTTAAAAGTGAGCAATACTTTGGCATGTGATTTTGTATCAGACAAAATTTTTGTTGTAATAGCCATAGCTCCTTTACACTCCTAGTTGTTCGTTTGTTTCTTTATCAAAATAATCATAAAGTTTTTGTTTGTTAATATTATGATGTTGAGCAATTTTATCAACTGCTCCTTCAAATTTTTCTATAAAGTTACCTTGTTGTTCATCTATAACTTCTAAGAAATCTTTTACAGCATCTTTGTAAACAGGTGATAAACTCTCAAAACTTTTTGAGTTTATTAATTTTCTGCTTTCAAATATTTTACTGACTGTCTGTTTCATTTGCAACTGGTACTTCGGCAGTTGGTTGTTGTGCCTCAGGACTTACGTCTAATTTATTACCTTGTGTGTCAATTACTTCAGCTGTCTGTGCTGATGGTTCTGTTACGTTAGGTTTTGGTTCACTAAAGTTTTGTTCACCAGCTTCTAAAGAAGTTGGTTTTGTTTCTGCATCTTCATTTGCTCCATTAAACCAATTTTGTGCAATTGTTGTTCTTTGTGTATCTAACGCATCTCCAACTTTATCTCTTAACGAACTTTTAAAGTGTTCTCCTGCATCTGCATTATCGCCTTGTGCAAGGGCATCAATAAAGTTTTTAGTATGTTCCGACATATTTTACTCCTATTCTATAACTTGTGTTTCTGGTGAAGAAATAATACCATCATCAATTTCTTTTTTGATTTGTTTATCCATTTCTTCAATTTCTCTTTCAGATTGTTTTAATACATGTTTTCTAACATATTCTACTGAGAAAAATTTACCAATATAATCTCTCATGCTGTTTGCGAGAGTTAATCTTTCATTTAACATTTCTGCCTGTTTTAATTCTGCAAAGTAACCGTCTTGTATAAAATCATAAACAATGTTTTGATGAATATCAAACCAATCTTCTTCAGCAATTATACCTTTTAAAACAAGTTGTGTTCTTAAAATGTCATTAAATAATTCGGTAAATTTCTTTCTTAATCTTTGTACAAACTTTGTAAATTTAAGTTCATCTCTAGTAATTTCAGTTGAACGACCAAGACTAAAACCAGAGTTAGACTCTAATCTACTAACTGGTACATTTAAACTTCGATATAGTTTACTTCTAAAATATTCTATATCTGCAATTTCTCCAAGATTTGATCCACCAGGTAGTGTAGTAATATCTGTACCTCTACCACCTTCTCTACTTGGTAACCAAAAATCTTCTAACATTGACATGTAATTTCTATCATCTCTAACTTCACCAGTTGATGCATCATAGACAAGTTTGTTTCTATATCTTGCCATAACATCTCTTAGGTATTGTTCAGCTTTTACTTTAGGCAAATTACCTACGTCAATCTTAAATATTCTTCTTTCAGGTGCTCTTGCAATTCTGTAAATAACAGTTGCATCTTCAATCATTCTTAATTGATTTACTGGTTTGATTGCCTTATGTAAGTAAGACAAGACCATGTTTTTGTTTTGGTCAACTAATCCTGATGGACAAAATGCAATTGTATCAGGTGCAATTTTTACACCAGCAGCACCTGTTGTTCCTGCAACACCTTTGTCATTAAATAAATAATACTCAACATATTCATCAACAACTGCTAAAGTATTGATAGCAGATGGTGATGGTACGTCAGGTCTTTTCTTTCTAACTTCTCTAATTTTTCTAATCTTACGAGGGTCAATGTATTTTAATTCTACAATACCTCTTTTAGGGTTTTCTCTGTCAATAACTTTTTGATAGAAAACTCTACCATCAACATACCAACGTCTGAATATATCATGCCCTTTTGTATTAAAACTTAATAATTTTAATACGTTTTTAAATTCTTCGTCTATTCTTTTTTTGATGTCTTTACCATAAGATAATTGATCTGTTAAAACTCTAACTGGATCTCTATTTTCATTTGCAACCACAGCCTCGTTTACAATATCCTCAATTGCCATATCAGCTTCTGGATGTAGTGATATTTCTCTATATCTTCTTATTAATTCTGCTTCACTTCTTGCCGTACCTTCCATATCCAGATACGAACCAAAAAAACCCCCAGCAGCAACTGTGGCAGTACCATCATCTGCTTGTGTCGTTACGAAACTTTGCTTGGGATCGTTTTGCTTTTTTAATCTGGTTATTGAAAATCCAAATAATTCAGCCATTATATCTCCTTGTTACATTTATATATAGGGGTGCAAAAAGCACCCCCATATTAACTACTATTAAGTAGTCGTGTTACTTTCAAAATATTGGTATTCAAATGTCACACCAAACTCTTCAATATCAGTTGTTTCCGCAAAATCTAAACTAATGTCTGAGATTCCAGTCGGAAATGCTCCTCTTAAAGTGTATGACTTAATTGTATTACCGTTTCTATCTAAGTGATCTATGAACGCATCAACTTGATAATCAACAGGATTTGTTAATCCTTCGTTGTCAGTCATGTTGTTGATACCATTCTGCCATCTTTCAAAAGCATTTCTCAATTTAAAATCTGTATCGTTTAATACAGTAATAGACCAATTTGGAATTGTTCTATCACCAGCGATTTTAATTGATCTGCCTCTAAAAGGTACAGCAACTGTACCAATGTTCATAGCAGGTAATGAAGTTGACTTACATAAAAATGCAAGGTCTTCTATTTCGCCACCAACTTGTGCATAACCAGGAAAAGGCATTGTTACCTTAAACTGATTATTTCTAGCGCCACCGCCAGCAAGTTTAGCTTTGAAGTCGTTAATGTTTGCCATTTTTTATTCTCCTCTACTATTAACTTGCGACTTCTTCAAAAGAAACGCCAGTTCTTGTTGCAACGAAAGATAATGTGATAAAGTTGATACTTCTTGCTGGTTTAATAAAGATTTCAGCAACAAATTCATTTCTATCAATTACTTCGCCTGTGTTGTTAGTTTCATCACAAACTACTAAGAAGTCTGTGATACCTCTTCTACCTTGTACTTCTCTTAGGAAAGGTTCTACAATGTTTCTAAAGTTCGCTCTTGTAAATTCATCATTGAACTCAAACAATTGGAATTTAGAAGCAGTTGATATTGCCTTCTCTAAAGTAATGAACAATCTTCTTACATTGATTCTATCAAACGCACTTGGTGAAGATAGACCAGTTTTATCTCCAAATAATACAGTGCCAGTTCCTGGGAACGTTGCAACTGGATTAATTCTTTTTGGATATAATCTATCTCTTTGTGCCTTTGTAGGATTGAACGCAAGTTTTACAGCGCCTCTGATAATACCTCTGTTTAACCCAGCAGGTGAATACCATGAGTCAGCAGTTAAGTCTGTTCTAGCAGCCAAACCTGCAATGTCACCATTTAATGGTACATATCTGTAAACGTCATTGTATCTGTCGTAAGTGTATTTGTACCCACTGTCAAATACAACATATGAAGATGATCTAATATTATCAATGAAGTCAATTACGTTTGTTGCCTGTGTTTCACTATTAGTAATACCCACAACATCAGCTCTTTGAGGTGATGCAAAAACAACAGTATCTTTTCTGTCTTCAGCGATAGTAATTAGATTGTCAACGTGTGTTGAACTTCCACTAGGACCTGCAATCATTAATCCAACATCTACTGTATCAGCATCTCTGAATTTTTCATATGCAGTTTTTAGTAAAGCATCCGTAATAGCAGAACCATTTGCTCCACCTGATAATGATTCAGATGAAGGTGTATCAACAGCAGTGTAAGTTGTTCCACTTGCATTGTTACCCCAATTTGATCCTGAAGTATTATGGTCCATCCAAAAAATGTAACTAGATTTATTCTGAATTACAGTTGGATAGTAGTTTACATCTCCTTGTGGAGTTTTTGCGTCAGCAGCTTTTGATAGTTTAGAAAACGTTTCTAAAACTGTTCCTGGAACACCTGAAACACCACCGTCTTCATCAACGACTACAACGTGTATTTCATCACCTGAACCTGATCTATCAGATACATATGCTGAAGTTCCTGGAGCACCATCAACTTGATCGTAATATCTCCATCTTCTTTTTATTCTACTATTATCTGCAACAACTCTTTTTAATCCACCAGCACCTCTAGGATGTTGAACGATTGTCATTACGTTTGTTGAAGTATTAACAGCAGTTACTCTGTATTGGTCACCATCGTCAAAGTCAACAGCATCAGCAGTTGTTGAAAACTCAATAATGTCTCCAACATTGATTACGTTACTTGCTAAATCAATATCATCAACTGTTACTGTAGTGTCTCCTACTGCTCCAGCAGAAGCGACTTGGTTACCTGTAGAAAGTGTTTGTTCAAATGCAGTTGCTGTTGGACAAGTTGCAACTAATAAATTGTTACCCCATGCTCCACCAGTTCTAGCGGCGAATGTTCCCACCACACCAGAACCATCAGCATAATTGTCTTCATAATCTTGTGTATTTTTTATTAGAATACCCGACCCACTTGAAGTCGCATTTTCTAAACCAGAATTTGTAGCACGTACAACTCTCAACGCATTAGAATATTGTAAGAAACTAGCGGCACTGAAGAAGTGTTCAAAATTACTTGCATCAGGTTTACCGAAAGTATCTACTAATTGTTGTTCACTAGAGATTGAAACGATCTCATCTACTGGACCTTGTCTAAATTCACCAGCAAAAGCGCCGATAGAAGTTGATACAGCAGGAATGATTCTTGTTAAATCTCTTTCTTGTACGAGAACACCTGGTGATACTTGAAATGCCATAGGTTTTTCTCCTTAATTAAGCTTAATTATTTTAATTTTTTTATTCATAACTCGTAAGTTTTCTTACGCCCATAGTTAAAATTCATACTACTGATATTTATAATACCCATAATTTATAACCCCTTACGTGTAACAGGATGCCAAACTTCACCAAATTCATCTTTAAATGGTTGCTCTTCTTCTACTGTGTTTACGCCATCATCAACAAAGCCAAAGGGTGCCATATCTTGTTCAATAAGATTTTGTTGTTCTTCATACATTTTCAAGCGAGCATTTGTATTGGTTAACTCTTTAAAATAAGGTTGATTTGATAACCAACCAAAAATAACTAAACACATCATTAAGTCATCATTTGCACCATCTTCGGCCTGCCATGATTGCCCTCTTTTTGCAAAAGTTGACATCTCTTCAATAATGTTAAAATCATTAACAAATATCTTGTCACCTTCAACTAAAGTTTTGATATTTGCACAACCTATTCTTTTAATTTGTTTTGTCATACGTACACCTAATGATGTGCCTCTACCACTGTACATTGCACCTAATATTTGACCTGCTCGACCTTTTTGTGTAGTCATCATTATATTATCGTACTCTAATTCAAATTGTAATGCCTCTGCAATTTGTTGACCTAAATCATTTACCTCAACTAATAAGTGAGCATTATTATATCCCTTTGCAACTTTTTCAATTATACTAGGAAAAATAAAAGGTTTAACTTCATTGCTTCTATATTTGGCAACTACTTTATATGGCATTGATGTTACATCTATAACTAAAAATGCTGAGTAATCTTTATCAACACCTCTTGCAACATCAATTGGTATTGCATAGATACGACCTTTTTTTGGTTCTTCAAATATATCTACACCACCTGAAGTTTTGATAGGATTCATATATGCAATATTTTTAATTTTAGATGGACTAATCAATGTGTTTACAGAACCTAAAAATTCACATTCAAACTCTTGTTGAAATTGCTCTGCACTTGTGTTTCTGATTGTTTGTTCTTTCCATTTTTCATCTCTACCTGGAACCTCTGACCAATGTACTTCAATAGGTATATAATCGTTTCTTTTATTTTCTGCATCAATCCATAGTTTGTAAAATTGATTCATTCCATATGGTGTAGAAACTATGACCATCTTTGTATTTTTACCAGCAGAGATTGTAGGATATACTGAACTGAAGAAAGATTCTGCAATGTTTGTAGGTACGAAAGCAAACTCATCAAGGAATATAATGTTGTATGAACCACCTCGAATCGCACTTGAAGATGTTGCGGCTGCAACTATTGTTGATTTATTTTCTAATTCTATATTACCTTTGTTCCAATTAATTACACCTTGTTGTAACCATTTAGGTAAATTTTCATATGCGAGTTGTAATCTACCTAATATATCTCTTGCAGTAGAAGATTTGTTAGCAAGAATAGCAATATTAGAATTAGGATTAAACATTGCATAATGCATCAAATAAGAAATTGTTGTAGTTGACTTACCTGATTGTCTTGGTAGTTTACAAATTGTAAATCTATTATCATGTATTGTTTGTACAATCTTTCTTTGAAAATCATACATTTTAAAAGGCACTAAACCTTCATCAAGTGATACAATTTTCACATATTTTTCCATAAAATATAGTGGATCGTCTGCACACTTTTGATATTCAATGATCTGATCTTTTGTAAATTCTTGTGGTGTGTTAACTTTTTTAAGATTAGGATTACCTAAATATGCATCTTTATTATCCATTTTTAAATATACCCTCTATGTGTGTGTATCCTAATTTTAATGCAGCTTGTATTCTTTGACTGCCTTTCCACACACTTAATTTTTTTTCTTTATACAATTTACCATTTGCACCATATCTTTGTGTCTTTGATACCTCATGTTTTATAACTTCAATAGGGTCTTGCAATTCTTCACCGTCAAGTAATTCTTTTAATGGTCTCATTGTTTTTATATATTTTAAATCACTTATTTTAAAAGTATGGTTATTTAGATTATTCTTTGCCTTTAAAACTTTCATTAGTCTATTTTATGTAAGTATTTCTTTTGTTCATCATCTAATAAATCAAACCAACCAGTACAAATATACTTCTCATCTTTATTTGTTATAACACCTTTATGTGTGTGAGTAAAATCAGTTGGCCATATTACAGTTAAACCTTTTTTTGCAGGTGTTACTAGTTTTTGATAGAAAAACTCTGTACCTGCATCTTTAACATCATTTAGATAAGTCATAAAAACTAATACTCTTTTTGATGTTCTCATACTACCTCTTTCATAATGCCAACTTTTAAAACCTTCACCAGGTTTATAATGTTGAATATTATAAGGACTAACAAGACCATAAGGAGACATCTCATCAACAAAAGGATATCTTTCTGTATATTGTTTTAAACACAATCCTAAATGTGCCATATATTCTCTAATCAACTTAGAGTTTTCTTTATCAAGTGGATCAATATAAACATCTGTTGATACTTTGTGAGCACTATCTGTATAATCAGTACGATTACCTGCTTTGGTTGAATTAACTTTACCTGCCACTTTTTTATCTGACTGTTTATGATAATTAATTAATCCATCACACAAATAATCAGGTATATACCAACCACCTATAAAACTATCATAAGGTAAATTATATTCATTCAGATTTGTCTTCACTGTCTGCATCAACTATCTTCTCACTTTTCTTTTTCAACATTTTTTGTAACTCAGCAGTAGAGCCTACAAACAAAGCATTTTTAATTTGTGGGTTTGCTGACTTAGGCACTTCTTTTAAATCTTTTAATTTTTTTTGTAAGTCTTGTAGTTTATCTACAGTATCAGCAACATTTTTTATTAAAGCACCTGCAACTTCGTATGCTCTAGGATGTTGACCTTCTTTTGCAACATCTAATATACCTTGTATTGCTTCGTTACCTTTATCAATTAAATTATAATAGTTTTCTCTACTATACTCATAATCATTATCTACATCAGGTTTGTTTTTATCTTCGTTACGAGGTACTGGTGCCTTAAATTCTTGTTGTGTAGATACAACTTCTTTTTTAGATTCTTTAGGGTCTATACCTAATATCTCGTTAACTTTGTCCTCTAATTTACTCATATAACTATTTATAGTGTTTGTAAAAACTGTTTATGCGACTGTGCATTTGCAACTTTATAATCTATTTGTTTTTTATAATCTTCTACTGTAGGTACTACGTTTTCAAGTCCTGTTATGTCAATCTCTTTTTCATATAATTGTAATCCATTACAAACATACTTAAATGAAAAATCTGCAAAATTAGCATTGCAATAGTTTTGATCTAAATCTAAATTTGAAAAATTATTATCTTTTAGTTTAGTTAATGTTTCTTTAAAATTGTCTGGTGGTAAATTTTTTTGTTTAAAATCTTTCCAAAATTGACTATCATTTCTTTTAGTTAGATAATGTAAGTAAACAAAATTTCTACACTCATCACTATTGTGACAAACAACTCTATTATAATATTCTTTGTTTTTTATATCATTACCTACTAAAGATGGCAAGTAATCTCTTAATATTGATAGTTGTTGTAAAGTTAAAAATATTGAAGTTGATTCTAGTGGTTCAATAAAACCACCTGATAATCCTACAGCAATACAATTATTAACCCAATACTTTTCATAACGACCTGCTTCAAATGATATTAGTTTATTAATTTGAATATCATGTCCTAAAAACTCTTCTACTTCTTGTTGTGCTTGATCTGGTGTTATGTAATCACTATCAAATATATAACCTGCACCATATCTATGTTGTAAGGGTATTTTCCATATCCAACCATTTTTCATTGCAATTGCTTGTGTATATGGCATTATATCTTCATCTTGTTTTAAATAAAAAGGTATACCTTTTTTCATAGGTAAATGTTTTAAATAACTATTCCATTTTACTTTATAGTGTTTATCAATTATTAATCTTGCAAATCCTGTACAGTCAAAAATAAAATCTAAATCAATTTCTCTTTCATCTTCTAGTATTATTTTTGTTATATCATTTTTATCATTTGTTTCAACATTTCTAAATTTACCATCTACAAAATTAATATTTCTTTGAGTAGCAATGTCTTGTAAATACTTTGATAATAAATGTGTGTCAAAGTGTAAAGCAAAACCCATATTTTTTGTATCAACTTTATTTTCATATGATAACTTTGCACCATAAACATATTCGTTATAATCTAAACCTTTTTTGTTTATAAGATTTAAATAGTGACTCATACAATCATTGTCAAAAACATTTGGTATATGAAATGTATTCATTTCATTTTTTTCTAAAAATCCATGAAAATATTTTTTTTCATCACCATTCCAATTTTCAAAACTAATGCCTTGTTTAATTGTACCACCAGTCTTTTTTATAAAATCAAATGGATTGACATTTATAAATTGTAAAAAACCTATGATATGAGGCGTGGTTGCTTCACCAACTCCTACAATACCAACTTGTTTACTTCCTACGACTGTAATTTTTGATTGAGGTAATATCTTACGAATGAATAATGCAGTTAGCCAACCAGCTGTGCCACTGCCTAATATAACAAAGTGTTTCATAATGTATATTTAGACGAGTTTTATTCGTCTGTATCTGTAGTAGGATTATACGTTTTACTGTCTGTGTAATTTGTTATTGTTGTTGTAAATCCAAAATCATCATCTGCATCAGCACTAGTTGGATTAGGTGTAATAACAATTCTACTTTCTCTTGTTGATGTAGGCGTATCAGAATATAAATCTGATTGCACTTCTTTAATTGTTTTTTGAGTAGATGCAGGTCCATACAAGTATGTTTTTGCAGTAAACCCTAATGTGTAAATTACTGCTCTTCTTTTAGTAAATTCACCTTCATAATTGTCATCATAATTAACAGTCTTTAATACAATAGGTACATCTCTTTTAATATTTAAACTTGGTATTGCATTTACAGTTACAGTATAATCGGGTTGAAAAAATGGTAATATCTGTTCTACGATTTGTAAACCTGCTTCGGCAGATGCAGTAAATATAAACAAGTTATAAGATATGTTGTAAGGCACAGGCATATAGTTATAATCCATTACCTTACCTTCTTTATCTGTTTTAACTCTTTTAAATTTTTGTATTCTATTTAATTTTCTACTTGCATCATATTCAATACCTGATATTTCAAAACCCATTCTTGGTAAAGTAATTGCAAATTCTCTGTTGTTCAAACTTGGTTGTTGATTTAATCTAACTAAAAATTTTTCTTTAGGACCATATGCAAGTGGTACTCTAATAGACTGTACAACACTTCCATTTGAGTCTTTTCTTTTTATTTGTATGTTATTGAACATCTGACCAAATGCAATGGTCATTCTTCTCATACTTTCGTTATAAAAATAAGTTCCAAACATCTAAAAATCCACATCTCCAAACGGGTTACGTTCAGTAAAATCAAGTACATCATCTGCTGTGGATGCTGTATCAAAACCTGCCTGATTATCTAAATCAGTGTTATCTGCATAAGTTGATTGAGTTTGTAAAGCATAAGTTTCAAGTAAGAAATAATTATTTTCACCATCTACACTATCGTTTTCTAACAATAATGATCCAACTTCATTTTCTAATGATACTTGATGTTGCAATTGATCTAATGTATATTTGTCTTCGGCAGCGTCAATATCTGTAATTCCAGTATCAATTCTTTCTGAACTGTATTCCCAACGTGTTACTCTTAATTTATAAACAGGTAATTGACCTAGTTGAAAGAAAGGTTCCTGATCTTCTACAAACTGTATCTCAAAAAAACTATTCATTAAAGGCATATAAATTATATCACCTTCATTTGGTCTACCTGATTTAATTAAGTTTGCAGGATTGTCAACTGCCGTTTCAAATCTTCTTTTTGATATTGTAAATGTTGTATCTTCTCTAATCTCTAAACCAAACTTATTAATTAATTCTTGTTCACCTGCAAAACCCTCAGTGGTTTCCATATACATTTCTAATAGATAAGAGTCATCAAATTTTGATGCAACATCTTCACCTAATATTAAGTCTTGGTTTACTATTGTTCTTGGAAGATAATAACAGTCGTGTCCGTGAATTTTTAAATTCTCTATGATTAAATCTTCATAAAGTCTTTTTTCAGATTGACTGCCAATTCCGTTACCTCCTTGAAAATAATGATTAACGGCCATGGCATTATCCTATCATCATTGCTGGATTTAATTCGTAAGTTGATCTGATTTGTTGTTCTAGTTTTTCTAAGTCTGCTAATGCTTCTGAGTACAATTGTTGACCATTTAATCGCACACCACCTATCATAGTTACACCATCAAATTTAGATAAATTAGCACCCCATTGTTTTTTAAATAAAGCAGTTACATATCTTTTTAAGTATATGTCATTAAAAACATCTGTATAAGTTGCTGGGTCTAATTTACGATAACACTCAATCACAATATACTCGTCTGTTGCTAAATCGTTTGTCCAATCCATATCAATATATAATCTATTATCATGTTGATTAAATCTGATTGGTTTTTCACCTACTAATACATGATCTAAAAAATCTAAATGTCTTAATACTATATCGTAATTTATTACACTTGTTGAAGAAAAGTCATAAAGATCATTTAATCTTAATTGGTATCTAACATCAAATAGATTTAAATTACCTTTATCTGAAAAAGGAAATATGTTTATTACAGATATAACACTTGATGGAACTACAAGATAATTATTATCTTCGTACCAAGTTGTTGAGTTACCTGACACACTGTCAGTTGCAGATTCACTTACAGGATTTTTTGCAGATAATCTAGTTTTGTCGGCAGATGTTAACTTGTATTTTAAATATGTTCTTCTAATACCATCATAGTGATACTGCTGAAAATATTGTATGGCCTCATCAATTCTATCTTCTAGTTGATCGTCATCAACATTTATTTCAATAACAGGCTTACCTAAATTTCTTAATGCGTATTGTTTTAGTGTTTCCCTTGTGGCTGGTATTGCCATTACATTCTCCTAATTATTTTTACGACTAACCTAATGCGATTGCTTGTGCAATACAAAATGCCTGAGTACCTATTGTACCAGATGCTGATGGCATAGTTAAACTAACACCACTTTCGCCTGATAAACCATCTGTAACTCTTGGCGATTCACTACCAACTACATTTGCAACACTACCCATGTTTGCATGAGCGGAACATTGATAATGTAAAACTGAAGGAGTTGCTTTTGTAACTGTTATAGTTGTATGAGCACCTGCTTGTCCAGGTGTACCTGAAGTCGTAACATTTGTTGTATATTCAGCATTCTTATCTGCCGTATCATAAAATCTTAATGGGTGACCACTGTTTGAACTATCTGCTTGGTCAAATTTATATACACCTTGTGATAATTGTAATACAGGTCCCTCATGTCCGTTAATTGCATAACCACTTGATGAACCATCACCATATGCAGTATGTTCAGTTGTTTTAGTTACAACTGTAACTGCTAAAGTTTGTGTAACAGTAGCATCTGGTGATCTGTGAGAATAATAACCCACATCTTCTACATCATTACCTTGTGCATCTAAATCACCACCAAGTTGAGGAGTTGTATCTTCTACTACATTTGATATGGCACTTGATGATGCAAGTCCTGATACAACAGCCGATCTTGCAATTTTTTTAAGACCACCACCTGAAGTATCAATTGCCAAAAATACATCATCATTTGCAACAGATGATATTTCTGCAAGTGAAGTAACATCTTGCGAAGTAAAACCTGATCCATCAGCAACTAAAATTCTACCAGAGGTATTTGTACCTAATGTAATTGTATTACCAGATTGTGTTAAACTACCTGTTATACTTAAACTCTCACCCATTTGAATAACGGTTGAGTCTGCTGAAGTGATTGAGTTTCCTACAATATTAATACCACCAGCAGTTAAATTTGTTATACCACTAATTGTTGATCCAGAAAATGATATTGCACTAGTAGGTATATTTGAAAAAGTGTTTGATGCACCTGAAAGTGTTTTATTTGTAAGTGTAACAGTTGTATCTTTTGTAGCAGTCGCAATTTGAGCTAACGTTGCTCGACCTTCAGTACCTCCATCAGATACTAAAAATTTATCAGTAGAAGCGAGTGTAGCACTTTCTAAATTTGTAGCGTTATCTATATTAACAATGGCTTCAACAGCTCCAAACTCTAACGCTGAGCCACCTGAATTGACTTTTAAAACCTGTCCTGCTGAGCCGATAGATAAGGAAGCACCTAAACCACCATGAGTTAAACCTACAAATTCACCAGACTGAAATTCTGCTAAACCTGTTGCATTTCCTTCACCATCAAATACCGTTCTAATTGGTGTTTTTGCTGTCATAAATTTCTCCTCTTCGACTATTTATATAAGTTATACACTAAAAACTAAACAATTCAAATTTACTTTGTGTGGTACCATTTGCTTTTGTAAATGCAGTAAACACAGAGGCCTGACTAGATCCAGCGGCCATTGTAAATGTTGTAGCCGCAGATGATAATCCTCCAGCAGCCGTAAATAATGGTACTGATTTAGTAACAACACCAGTGTTTGCATCAGCGGCCGCAATTGATGAAGTACCAACTTTTGAACCTACAGGTAGTGTTGCACCAGAAGCAGATATAGTAATTGCACCTGTACCATCACCCGATATAGTTGCACCTGCAAGGTCAATTGTATTACCTGACAAGTAAATATCTCTCCATCTTAATGATGATGTTCCTAAATCATATGCAACGTTTGTATCAGGTACTAACGCAGTTGTAAATCTACCATTTACTGTAATAGTGTCTGTACTTGCATTACCTAATGTTGTGTTACCTGTTAAAGTTGCGTCTGTACTTACTTCTAAAGTAGAACCCTCTACATAAACATTTTTAAAATATCCATTGTTAAATGCTTTAGCAGTTGAACCTATATCTCTAGTGCCATCACCGTCTGGTATAATATTTTGACTAACAGCAGATAAGTCACTTGCAACTTCACCAAAGTCATATTTACCTGTTGATGCATTATATTTTAATGCGTATCCATCTTGTTGTCCTGAAACATCAACATCATCCATATTGGATATTTTTGTGCTACCACCACCGCCAAGTGATTGTAATTGAAGTGTTGTAAGTTGTTTGAACCTACTAAATTCTTTTTGTAATTGATCTAACGTAAAGTCTTCAGTATCAATTTGTTCTTTAATTGATTTTGCAGTCTTAGTAACTTTTTCCATTACACTAAACTTATCTATTTCATAATCAGATACAGGTTTTAAATGTTTAGGTGTTAATGCATTACTGATAGCTTTGGTTGCATCAGCCATTAAAGGATTTTCTTTTAATGTTATATTGTTTCTAGTCGTTGTTAAGAAATTAGTTAAATCTTCAAATATATTTGCATCATTATTAGATACTACAATTTCTTTTACTGTTTTTTCAGGTAATGATTTAAATGACTCTGCTAAACCTAATAATGAGTCTACTAGATTAACTTCATTTTCTTTTAGATTTTTATTTGTTTTTGCACTCTCTAATTTAGATATAGAAAACACATCTTCTAACAGAGCTAATTTTTTATCTTCATTATTGCTCTTTTTAACAACTTGCTCTTTGATGTTTAGTAAGTTTTCTAGTATATTATCAGACATAACTATATTTATCTAATAAGGGACTTATGTAGTAACACTAGGAAATGTTGTAATAATACCTTCAGAAACTCTAGTAACCGTACTATCAGATGTTTTAAGAATTTCTACATCATAAACATATCTAGCAGGTGCATCCAACGAATTAGTTTGATCGGCAGTTAATGAAAGTGTAATTTTACCTGTAGTTGCATCAGCATTTATTGTTGCAGTCATACTTACTCTAGTTCGAGTTGATGAATAACCTAACGCCATTTTTGCTGACGCTGTGTGTCCTGTCAAATCAAACGCATCTCCAGAACTATCTTTTACTGTTATTTCCTGACTGAATGTTGAACCTTGGTCAATTCTTAGATTTAATACTGAGTTTACCGCCATTGTTTATCCCTCTTTGTTATTATTTATATCTGTTTTTGAACGTAGATTCAGTTATATTACCACCAGTTTCATGCCCTTTTCTTTCAACTTTTACATACTTATTTTTTTGCCAACTAGTATTTGTATTAAAAGATATTGATATTCTCTCATCTTCACTTTGATTTGGTGCTACTTCATGTGGTAACCAACCTGGAAATATTATAAGCCTACCCACCGTAGGTTTATATTTTACCTCAGTCCATAATTGTCTTGGTCTTTCTTTCTTTTCATCTCTACGTGGATCTAATATTTGAGGTCCTGATCTTGGATCTTTTATTAATAAGTCACCACTATCTTCAGGTGCAGTAACATAGTAAACACCTGACCATAAAGAGCCTGGATGAACATGTGTACTATTATAAGCATATTTTTCATTAACATTTGCCCACATTGTACCTATAAGAGGTTCTAAATTAGGATGATAACACTCTTTGTCCATTACTTCTCGCATTGAATTAAATAAAGCATTTGTAAAATCTTTGTATTCATCTCTGTGATGCATATCAATTGCACTATGCCAACCTAGTCTATTTGATCTTGTTATACCTTCATCTCTATCTCGCCAATCTCTTATTTTTTTCGCTAGACTTTCATTGTCAATGTCTAAGTCTTTAAAATATATTTGAGTTGGAAAATAATATTCTACTTGCATTATTTAAATGTTTCTCCATGTATCCAACCTACTATAGCATGTCTAACACCTTTTGTAACTGGTGTGATTCTATGAGGTAAAAAAGATGGAAAAATTATTGCAACACCTTTTTTTCTTAAATGTTCTTTTTTTACATTTGTATTTAAAAACTCTAAGTCACCACCCTCATAATCAGACGAGTCAGATAGTTGTATTGTAAAACTTAACTTTCTATTTGGTACTTCATTACCTACATCAATATGCCAATCATAATGACCACCTACATCATATTCCATAATCTGTGGCACGTCATAAGATAAAAATCCTTGTAGTTCAAACTTATACCTATTATTATTTGCTTGTCTAGCAAACTCTAATATTTGTTCTAAAGGCCAACCTTTTTCATTCATTGTACACACTTGTTGTCTAACATTTCTTAATGATTTATCAACACTACCTTTAACTGTTTCGCCTGATAACCATAAATCAGGTAATATTGAATCTTTAATTGCTTTTACATGTACATCTGTTAAAAAATCTGAATACAACACTGAGCAAAAATCTTTGTTTGTGTGTATCTTATCACCTTTATAATCTAATACTTCATCTGGACTTTTCATATTACTCCTTAAATAAATGGCCAACCTACATTCCACATCACTAATGAATATCGTGTGCCTTTTGTTACTGGTGTTACTTGATGAAATACATGAGATGGAAAAACAACAATAGAACCTCTTTCTCTTGCTTCATTTGATATTTTATATCTACCTTCTTTTCTGTGTGGACCTAAATCAAATTTTAAATCACCGCCTTCATAATTTTCAGGATTAGTTAGATTAACTGTAACTGATAATTTTCTAACTTTACCCCACATATTTTTATTTTCAGAACAATAACCTAAAGGTGTTCCATCTTCTTTCATTTTTGCATCTCTTTCAATATAACTACCATCTTCATTTTTTAATAATTCTTTTTTAGAAAAATTCCATGCAAGTTCTTTATAAACTCCATCAGATATTTTTCTTAAAGGTTTACAGGCTGCGTGTGCATCACCTCCACCATCAGCATGCCAATTGTAAAATTGTTTTTCATTATAAACTGTAAATTGACATTGTTCAGAATAATCCCATTGATAACCCCAACCTGCATCTATATTTGCTTTTTGTACAAAGGGATGTATCATATCATAAATAAATTTATCATTTAACCACGATACACTACTATCTCTAACGTAATGTTTAAAATTTTTATTTTGTAAATCTTCGTAAGTTACATCTGCCATAGGAACAGCAGTGTCATTTATTTTTTGTTTTTGATCTAGCGTTCTTGCTTTTATAGAGTCTTCACCTTTGTTAGATGAAACTAAAGTCATTTTAGACAAACCTATTCTAATAATATCAGCACATTGTTTATCTGTTAATGCATTTTTAAATATGATAAATGGATGTTTTACTAAATTACTCATTATATAAATTTCAGTTTCTATTTATTTTAACTTACCAGACGTATCCTTTGGGTTTACTTCCCAATCTGCATCACCACCTCTAGGAGAATTAGGTTGTCTTTTTGGGTTAGGATTATTTACAGTTGGCCTTATTTGATTTACACCATAACCTGGTCTACCTCTTCTAGGATCTTCAAAACCTCTACCAAAGTTATTTGTTAATTCTAACATTTTATTCCATAAAATATTTTTTCTTTCCTTTTTGGCTTCATGTGATCTGTACATTATTTCGTCTGTAGGGCGTTTATATTTTGCTAAAAACTGACCATTAAATTTTCTACTGTTTTTAAATACTTGTCCTTGCTCTGCATCTTGTAACCATTTTCCAATTCTTTTAGAACTATCAGGTTTATATTCTTGTTGCCAAGAACCATCAATACGTTGAACTAGTCTACCTCTACCAATAGATTTAGGTGGTTTTCTAAACCACCATTTAGAAACATAACGTCCTATTTTTTCCATACGTTTTAAAAAACTCTTAGGGTTTTCTTTACTTTCTTGGAAAAGTTTTATATTTTCTTCATTTAGCTCTTTTATGATTGCTTCTCTTCTCCAACGTCTTTCTCTATCTTCATCAGTATCTTTAAATTTTTCATAGTGTTCAACTAACACACTTTGAGGTAAATTACCTTTTGCGACTTCTTCCTCTAAATATTTTCTATTATGTAGATCATGTACCTCAGGTTTATATTCATTTTCATTTGGTAACTTATGTTTCCACTGTGTAGGAACGTGTTTTCTAAAATCAAATCCCATATTAACTCCTCTTTATTAAATATTTAGGCCGCCTATGAAATAAGTTTTTTGCAAATGAAAAAGAATTTTTGACTTGACTTGTTACTCTGTGTATTTCATTTTTCATAGTTTGTAAATCACTATCCCATTTTTGATACTGTAGTTTATAATTATGCACACCAGAAACTCTAATTGTAAATAATGGTTCACCTTTTTTTAGTACAAAAGGTTTTTCAGTATCAACCCAATGTAACCCAAAGTTTAAAGGTCTAATCCAATTATATATGTTGTAAGAGCCATTCATAACTATGCCTGGATAATTGTGATAATGTTTTATAGGTGCCATAATTTCTATCATTGCATTTTTATTATCTGAAAAGAAAATGTAAGGTGTGTTTATTTGAAATATAGGTTTATCCCATAGCCAACCTTCATCAGGCATAACTTTAAATACACCATTTCCATGAAAATCACTAAAGATTTTATCTTCAGGTATATTTGCTTTTTTGTGATTAAAAAATTTTTTATCTTTGTCAAATGTTAACTCAACATCATAAGGACTTAATATTTGATAATGTTTTGAATTGTGATTAATATGTGCAGGACACATATTGTAACTTGTTAAATCTTCTTTAGATATTTCTATTTTTTGAGGCTCACCCCAAATAACAGTTGCACTTGAAGGCTCAAGTGTCCATCCAATAGTTTCAGTTTTTGCTAGTTTTTCTTTGAACCACATAATCAATCATAATATATATCCTACTTTTAAAAGTTAGATATTAAGACCACTGTAAAGATACACCATGTACCTTAACAGTTGCGTTAGCCAATGTTATTTTCCATCTCATATTTGTACCAGAAGGTTGACCTGATACGTCTGCCGTTCCAGTTAAAATTCTTTGACCAGATGATCCTGTTACATAACCACTATCAGTTAATGTTGCATTTGAATAGTTTGAACCACCATCTCTACTTACTTGTGCGATAACATCTGTGTTAAGTGTAGGTGTATCAACATTTTCATTAAATACTACAATTCTAGCACTTGATGGTGCAGATTGAGCAGTAAATGTTGCAGAAACAAGTGTAGTATTACCACCACCTGGTTGACCTACTTGTTCAAACGATCCTGACAGTGTTGTAAATCCTGATTCAGCACCATTAGGTGAAGGTTCAGGTGGACCAAAATATCCCTCGTTAACTGTACTCGGTGTATCAACTCCATATTCGGGTTCGCCTACTCCGCCACCCTCTGCGCCATTACCACCTTCAGTTGCACCGTTTGAAATATTTGGGTTACCATAATATGATGAACCACCGCCACCACCTTGACCAGCTTGTCCATTAGGTCCTTGTGCAGTACCACCACCGTAGTAACCACCACCAGCTAATCCATAATATGCCCAAGGATTTGGACCGTCATTTCTGTTACCACCTTCTAAAAATCCACCACCTGGTGAACCACCACTACTTTGTGAACCACCATTACCACCAGAACCAGCTTGACCTGATAGACCACCACCAGCACCACCATTTCTACCTTGTGTACCACCAGCAGATCCACCACCACCTGATACTAAGTATAATTGTGGAGCAGATGAAATTTGTGCGAATGAAGCTGCGTTTGTAACTAATCCTGCACCAGCACCTCTGTTTGTAAACTTAACAGATGCACCACCGCCGTAAGCAGCACCAATTGACGGGTCAGGTGGAGAACTATTACTTGCAGTTCCAAAATAAATTGTTTGACCTGGAGAACATGCAATATCACCTTCTACGTAACCACCGCCACCTCCAGATGAGAATGGTTGCCCCCAGTTACCAGCACCAGGAGATAATCCACTTGCACCAGCACCCCAACTCTTAACTGAGATTGAAGTCATACCAGATGGTACTGTGTAAGTTGCGAAAGCAGCGTTTGCTTCGTTACCACCTGTTCCTGATGTTACTGTGTCTGGTTCGTTACCAAAGTTATTAGTTGAAAATTGTACAAATGAGTTACCAGCAGAAAAGTTGTTTGTGTAAATATCGTCAGCGGCAACATAATTATCGTTAGAGGATTCTGATTCGTCTGTTCCAGACTCATCATTAAATTCATCAACTACTCCATCTACAAAATTAAATACAGTTAAACCTTCGTTTACTGCCATTTTAAATCCTAAAAGACCAATGTTATCTTTAATTGTGTTTAAATCTGAACTTGAAGCCGCACCATCAATTTTTGATATGGCAATAGCAGCATTTGAAGCAACATCAGCGTTTAATAACGTACCGTCACTTATTTCTGTAGTAGTTAGTGTACTAGCAGTAACATTGTCTTTTGTAATCTTAGTTGTCATAACTATATTTATCTCCCTCTAAATCCTATTAGACAGGCATTTCTCTAATTATAATTTGCACACCTGCTGCTGGAGCAGTCGTAAAAGTTAGAGTTGTTCCTGAAATTGTATAATCTGTTGTTGGTCTTTGTACGACACCGTTTTCTGTAACAATGACTTTATCTACTGTTTGATTTTGAGTAACTGTAAATCCTGTTGTAGAACCATCGCCAGATGCAACTCTGGTATTAATTTCAGTAGGTCTATCTTTTCCTTGTATATATCTTACCATTTTTATGATCCTATTTTTGTTCCAAAGTATCCTGTACTTTGATTTATTTCTCTTGTTTCACCTTCATCATTTGGATTATAAACTGTAGATGAAACTTTTAAATAAGTTGAACCATCTACCTTTTTAATCTGAGCACCAGCTTGTGTGGTACTATTAGCTTTTGTAATGTTTAAACTTTTAACAGGCATTATTAGTTCCTATTTATTATACGTCTTCTAAAACAGATAGTACAACGTCAATTGATGAACCAGCAGAAGCCTCTGCTCTGATTACATCACCTGTTGTTCCATCGTTTTGTACAACAATTTTGTTACCTTGCATAATCTCAACCGTAGTATTACCAGGTACTTTTAATCCGTTTACAACATATGCATCATTTGAACCATCTTCGTTATCTAAAAAGATACCGACTGTTCTTTCAGCAGAGTTTTTATTGCAGATAGAAATACCGATAATGATTGATTCTAATGCAGTAGAACCAGCGCCTGCAGGCACCGTATAGATAGCGTCACCTGACGCACCTGTACTCGTTCCTACGTTTGGTTTTGCAAATCTTTTAAAATCATTAGCCATTGTTATTTTCCTTATTAATATTTATATTTATAATGCAAAATTATCCTAATGCAATACTTTGTGCTATTGCAAAGGGTTTTGTTGCCACAGATACACTATTTACTTGTACATCCGTGGTAAAATTAACTGTACCCGAGCCAGTTAAATTAACTAATCCTGTGATAGAACCACTTGCCATTGACGCAGTTCCGTCAGTTATTGTGCCACTAGCCGTAATATTAGTAACACCTGTTAAAGCACCACTATTAATAGAGGCAGTGCCATCTGTTAATGTTGTTGCAGAAATACTTGTTAAACCTGATATTGTACTTGCAAGACCTACTGTAAGGGTATCTGTTGCTGATACTGTGGCAGTTGTTTGATTAGACACTCCGACAACATTTAATGTGTTACCAGTAGTTATTTCTTGCACTGAAGAAGTAGAATCTCTTAAAAAGAATGAAGAAGTATTAGATAAAACTTCATTTAACGCAGCTACTAAATTTGATTTATCAGTGGTATTTAAAGACGTTAAATCGCCACTGTCTGTACCTAAACTATTAAACGTGGTTCTAAACGTTTCTAATGTGTCTGTAGTTGCAACTGATCTTATAGCCATTTTATTTTACAATCTCTCTAATTAATTCTTTAATTTCTCTTATGTCTTTCTTAATATTATTTATTTCTTTTACAGCACTTCTTATTTCATCTTGTTGATTCTCTCTCATCTTAATTCTTTGCATATAAAGTCTGTAATCACTAACGTTTGTTGAAATAATTGCGTTAGTGTTTGTATCTCTAACTAAATTATCAAAACCTTGTACTTTTACATTACTCATATTATACCGCCAGTGCAATTGCTCTCAAATCTTTTAATCTTGCAGGTAGAGCCGAGTTAGTACCTTTAAATACAATCTTAATTTGAAAAGATGTAAACTCAGGTAAAGCACTCGCACTAAATTTGTAGTCTTTAAAATCATCATCTAACACAGTATCACCTATTGATGGATCAACAGTAGTATCTGAACTACCATCTGTATTAAATGGTGTATAAGTTATATCTTCAATTCTTCTTGTTTCTTCTCCGCCTGATAATCTAAAATAACATTCTATTTCTGAAGTTGATCTGACACTTGCAGCCAATCTAACATCTAAAGCTGTTGAAGGGTTTGCTAAATTAATTGGTTTAGTGATGTATGAACCTGCAGATGAACCACCCTCTGTAGCAGTGTCTTCTTCAAAGTCAACTGTATTTGTAATTTTTGCAACAACTTTTGAACCACTTGCAGGTGCTGTAGTCATTGTTAAACCTGTTCCTGAAACTGTAAAGTCATCAACTGGTTGTAATTTTTTACCATCTTTTTTAACTGATAAAATATGAACACTTGATGGTGTACCAGATAAAGTAAATAAGGTTGTTGAACCATCACCTGTAAATGTATCTGTTGATGATACTGTAGGATTATTTAATCTGTTTGAAATTGCAAAAGCATTGATACGTTTTAAATCAACTACAGGTGATAAGTTTGCGTTTGTTGAACTTAATGTTAAATCAACAAATAATGATTTAGAACCTGACATTTCATTTGTTTCATTTATTGAACTTGCAACTAATCTTGGATTATCAAAGTAAATATTATCATTTAAAACGATATTCTCCGCAGCCGTTGAAGCCTGTAAACTAAATGGTGTTTCTGAACCGTGAACTGACTTACCAGTTGTTGATCTTAATGTAGATGTAAGAGTTGTACCAGGTGTTAATAAATTTCCTATTTGTAATTGCATTACATCAAATAATCTGTTTTGTGTAGCAGTGATACTTGAGCCACCAACATCACCTGTTGCAGTAGCATTTGTGGAACTAGTTGAAAGAACATCATAACTATCTAAAGTTATATTTGAAATTGTTGTGTAAGTGCCATTAATCTTATCGTGTGCAAGACCATTATATGTACCAGCAGCAATACCAGCAATAGTTACGTTATCACTTGTACTATGCATACCATGATTTTT